CCAGTAGTACCAACTCCGTTTACTAAATCTGCTTCTGTCATATTTGCTGAAACTCCATTCGGTCCAGTACTAATCTCATTTAAAACAGTCCAGTTAGTGCCATCAAAAGAACTGTTTTCCCCTAATTGCCACCAACTGACAAGATTAGAATACGCTGAGTGATTATTAAGATTTGTAGGAGTTCCATTTCCATAAATCTCTGTAACTTGTGTAGATGTCAAAGATGCGTTCCATAAAGAAAAATTACTCATTAAACCTTCAAATGTTCTAGTTGTAAATGAAGCACTAAAATTACCTAATCTTAATTTGGATGTAGTGTTAGGCAATGTAGTTGGAATTGTGCCAGCTGTTGAACCTATTGTCTGCAAACTACCATTAACATAAAATTTAATTTTATCAGAACCACTTTCAGAACCATCATAAACAAAGCATAAATGAAACCACTCACTAACAACTCCACTAAAACCTGAAATAGGCCACAAATTCAAACCACTACCAATACCAAATTCAATATTTTGCGCTGTTGGTTTTTGTATATACCAAGAAATTTGGCCTACATCGTACCTACTTGATAAACAATGTATTTTAGTTATATCTTGCCAATTAACCCACATACTCCAAGTAGCATTTGTACCTAGATTTAATTCATTACTATAAGCAACATCTATAAAATCATTTGTTCCATCAAAATTTAAACCGTATGGACTGTAAACTTCACTAGCTGCATTTGTAACTAAATACTCTGAACCGTTAAAAGCTGCTTTGTCTCCAATTTTGTAGTATGCTACTGGCTTTGTAGAAAGCGACATTGGATTACCTACTCCATCCGTAGAGTTACCATACAAACTAGTAACTTGTGAGCTTGAAAGAGCATAGTCAAAGATTGCAACGTGGTCAAGTTTGCCGTTAAACTCTCTGCCAGCAACGATTTGACTATCTCCTATCGTCAAATTATTATTGTTAGCATTTAAGTTTCTATTTCCTGTTGTTGATGTATTAACACTTATTCCATTTTTATATACAATTAAATTAGTACCATCAAATGTGATTACGCAATGAATCCAAGTATCAATTGTGTTAAAAAAATTTGATGTGTCAATTTGCCCAGTAGCTCCCAAAATGTTTGGATTAAATTTCAATGTCTGATTGTCTTGAAGTATTGCAAAGCCTCTATTTGAAGTATCAGCAGTGATTATTCCATCATCTGAAACTCCAGAATTTGAACTATTATTAATCCATAAACTAAAACTATACACTGATTGATTAAATATATCACTATAAGGAACTGTTATCCTTTCAGAACTCCCATCAAAGCTCATAGAATAGTTTGACAATTTGCTTGAGTTGCTGCTTTTAGGCATCCTAAAGTTACGATTGTAAAATTCTGTTGACATCTATTCTCCCATTTTATACCAAGCTACTAGATTACTAGAGCTTGCATTAGTTAAACTTTCTAAATCATTTGGCGCGCCACTGTTGTAAATCTCTGTAATTGCTGAACTACTTAAAGCTGAATCCCAAATAGAAACCTCATCTATATTACCATCAAAACAGCTAGAAGTATTATAATAAGTTCCTATGTATAAAACATTGCTTAATAAATTAATACTGCTATAACTAAAAGATGCAGACTGTAAAGCACCATCTAAATAAATTTTTCCTGTAGTAGCCGCTGAAGAATCCATCACAGCAGATAAATGATGCCAAGATGTAGTATCTGTAAAAGTTATTATTGAACTTGATACATTTCTCACTCTTATTCTGTTTGCTGAAATATTTAAACTAAAACTGCCGTGTGAATTTGAAGGATTTGAAGAAAACCAAATTAAACCATCATCCGCGCTAGTTGTATTTGCTTTAAACCATAAAGAAACAGAAAGCCCTCCTGTATAACCATTACCAAAAGAATCTCCAATTCCTGTACCAACATTGAAATAAGAATTTACCCCATCAAAGCTAAATGACCTAGTGGATTGATAAGGTGCGGCTGTGATGCCTACTGTTTGACCGCTTTGAACTCCATCAACAGTATATGTAATGATATGACTATCAATAGTAGAAGCAGATAAATCAATTTGACCTGTTGAACTATTGAAAGTTCCTGTATCTACAAACACTAAACCAGAGGAAGCATTAAAAGTTCCTCCAGCAGTTCCTGTTATAGTTGGTGTTGGATCTGCTTCAGCCTGATTAAAAGAGGATTTACTATAAGCAAATGCAGCACTAACACTAGGGCCAAAACCTCCAGATGGTATATAAAATAATCCTTTTTTTCTATTTTTATTGTATATTAAAGCCATATTTAATTTATTGGTATATCACATTTATCGTAAGCAAAAGGCATTTTAAAACCTATATTCATTCCAAAACCAGTAAGCTCATCCTCAAATCTTTCTGTGAAACTATTCAAAGTAGAACCTCTAACTAAATTTATTTTCTTCCAATCTATAAAACTACTAGAAATATTTTGTTGTTCAAAGTATGCTACAGCATCTAGTAAAACCTGGCACATATCTGACTTTACATCATTCTCATTAGTCTCGTCTTTATTTACTAAATCCATAGCCATAATATTAAAATTCCAAGTGAAAGTTCCATCACCTAAAGTTGCTGGCTGATCTGCCACCCAAAACAGTGGATAGTTAAAATCAGCTAGTTGATTATGTTCTACTATTTCAAATAAATCACCATTACCAAAGTTTTGTATCTGCTTATGCAAGTTAGCAAATACTCTAAATTGTTCTATTATTTGGTTATACGTTAATATCATTTTTGGCTATTTCTATATTCGTCTCTCCAACAGTAACTACTACCACCACCACCTAAATAAAAGCTAGTTTGAAAAGCTGTCTTTCTAGGGTTTAAATCGTCTGAATGTTCTTTGTACTTAGGAAATAAATTATCATTTTCACATAAGAAGTTTATTAGCCTAGCCTCTCTTTCCTCTGCTTTGTTTTTCCACTCATCTCTTAAATACTGTAAATCTTGATAGTCTATAGGATTACTGTTTTCACTATTCTTAGTTGCTACTGATTTATTTCTATATTTAAATAACATAGAAGTTGAACATTCATACATAACCCACTGAGCCATAGTAGGTGCTATATAGTTATCTAATAAATTAGTCTCATCACTGTTTAAGGTGCTGCCAGTTATCTTAGTTTTTAAATCTTCATATAATGGAGTTCCTAAAATAGGATGTATTCTTAACTCTTGACAGTCTTTAATACTAGGTAATATTAACCTCATATCTACATTCTCATCTATTAATGTAGTGTTCTTTACGTATTGTTCTGATATGAATAAAACTGCCATAATTTATTTTTTTAATCTTACTATTTGCATTTCCCAAATATGTCTACAAAAAGGAGTGATTTTATTTGTTTGATAGTTATTATACCACCCACCTCTTTTAGTAAATATATCAATTCCTGTTTGTCCAAAATCATTTGTTAACAATTCTAATTGCTGTAGTGTATATCTTCTAGTAGTAGCTAATAGCATTAATCTTCTGCAAAATGGTCTGCTTTGTGTTTTTAATGGTGGCGCATCTGGTCTTTCTATATATTTATAAACTATGAAAGTCTCTTCTTTAGGTTTTTGAATACTATCTAAACCGTCTTTAGTAGGTTTAAAATCTTTGTCTAAAGCACCAGCATCAAATAAGTTAGACACTGCCTCACTGATTAACGTTTGTTCTACTTTTAAAGCACTAGCTAACTCTGTAATTGGTAAACTAGGATTCTTAATTAATAAAGATAACACGCTTTTTTCTAATTCTGTCAATATACTTGTAATAGCAAAAGACTCTTTAATTATTTCTTTTTCAAATTCTTTAGCATCTTCAATACAAGTAATAGGCTTATGATAAGTTTTTAACACCTCTAAGCTATTAGCGTCTAGTCCAGTTACTTCTAACTGATTAAATATAATATCATCTTCATCACTTTTCAACTCTACTCTTTGTTGTGGTTGTAAAGCTGGTAATCCAATTTTTTCTCTTATTTCATCCTGAGTCATAACTGCTAAGACAGCAGTTTCACTAAAGTATCTTTGTACTGGTTCTATCTTTTGTAGTCTTACAGGATGGCCACTAATACCGTTAAAGTTAAGTATTGAGTTTATTAGTTCATTAAATATTTTTTGCTCAGGATCAATTTGTAGGTTTTGATACAATTGACTAGCTACTGCAATCTCATCAGCATTATTACCTAAACCAGAATTTTCTTTAATTCCAAAAAGCTGAGGGCTAGTAATACCGTGAGCCGTAAATATTTCTTCTCTAATTTGGTTGTTTAGGTTAATAAATCTTTCGTCTTGTCCATTGACTGGAATAGGTAGTATTTGAGGGTGGTCACTATTCTGGTCTGTAAATGAAAGCAAAGGCTTACCAGCATTATCAGCTCCTGTAGCATAGTCTTTAAATCTTCTTTCAATAGATTGCATTTCCTCTTCAGTAGGTTGTCCATTTGCAAAAGAAATAACATAACCAGCTGATAAATTGTTTTTAATATTCTGTAAAGTAAAGTTAGCTATCTCAGCATCACTTTCCAGGTAAGGTATAGCACTGGTATAGTCTGGCATAGGATAGACTCCTAAATCTGGTCTATATTCTTTGTAGTAAATTAAATAATCTATTTCAGGTTTTGCACTATCATCATAAGGAAAATGCTGTAGTATTTTATAATCTTTGTTGTTTTGTGGATTTCTAGCAGACCAGTCATCAGTATAATAGTATAAGTTATCATTAACACCTACTCTAATATCACAAAAATCTATGTGATTAATAGCTGCTATTTTCCCACTTTTAGACATTCTAACTTGTAAGCTAAAACCTCCATAAACTTTTTTATCTTTAGCTAGTTTAGATGTTAGCTCATCAATATTCTCATCCTCATTAGGCATCCTTAAAAAGCCATCTACATAAGCTTTTTCTGTGAACGATAGTTTCTCATCTACTACAAAGCCTTGACCTACTATAAACTTAACTTTACTATTAATGATTTGATTATGCTTACTAGACTCATTATATAGTTTAGTTAGATAATCTGGATATGTATTTTTATATGGTCTGTCTACGCCGTATTCATACCAGTCACCCTTTTTAGATTCTTTAAACTCAGGTAATTCATAACCTCCAAAATTTATAGGTATTAGTTTTATACTCATTGCGCTGGATTATATACTACGTTAGTACTAGTTGAAACTGTATGTTGATTAAATGTAGGTTGGTATGTAGAATCTATTAATTTCATTTTACCTTGCTCTACTACATTAAGTCCATCTGGATTTAAGTTGAATGGATTTGATTGCTCATAAACTTTGTATTTATAGAAACCGGCAGAGCCTAAAATAAGACTTCCGCTAGTAGGATCAAAACTACCTTCTATAAAATTAAATTCATTATATCTAAATTTGTTAGTGGTTAAATCAGTCATTACTGTATAATATTTCCTTTTAGTTTGATCGCTTTCAAACTCAAATAAATAATATGGTACCTCTAAAGTAGTTAGCTCCCACAAAGTTGTGATAATATTTGTAGTAGCATTTTTATTTATCACTAACATCTTTCTTTGCTTTTTTCTTTTCTGCAAATACTTCAGTTATTTCTAACTTTTTTAATAATTCTATATTCTCTTCACATACTAAAACCCTAAAGCCTTTAGTAACGATTGTTTTACCTATATAAGATTTTTTTAACATAATTTACAAATTTAAAAAAAAGGGGTAGTTATACCCCTCTTTTATACAACAAAGAACGATTAAGCAATCGTTAAACCAGCCACAACAGAGGCTTGTACCTCATAACAAGGTAACTGCGATTTATCCATTAATTCAATTTGGTACTGGTTAGGATCACCAAAAGCCTGTCCAGTTTGTGCAACTAAAGCACTTCCTTCAGCAAATTGGTCGAAACCTAATCCCCAAAATTTACCATTATTATCTTTTACTATTACTGCAAGTCTAGCTAACATTAACATTTTTATTTCATTAGTTTTAGCAGCAGTCAATTTATTAATTGTAAAAGCTAAAACATTATCATAAAAAGAAGTACCAGCTGTTTGGTCTACAGTTGCTGTAGATGTCAAACTACCAGATTCCTTTTTAAGATTATACCTAAAAAAAGATGATGCACCCGCCTGAGTAATAGCAGTAATTTCGTGGTTTGACAAAGTAAATGCAGTGACATTGTCTCTTTCTGCAATAAGTATTTCCTCAATACCGCCTAGAGAATCACTACAATCCCTCGCCATTCCACTTGCTAATATACAACTCATAACTATTTGATTTTCAATTAGTTAGCATTTCAGCTAACAATTATTTAAAAGGGGGACCTTAATCCCCCATTAATTTTATGCTAATAAGAATTCAACAACCTGGTCTGGAAATGCTACATTAACACCTCTTCTAAAAGCCATAGTTACTTTATAAATTCTATCATTATCATCATACCAAGATCTAACATCATTAGACTCTTCGTCTGGTAAATCAACACCAATATAAATATTAGATGATCTCATTAAATAACAGTTACCAGTAGCTAAACCAGAAAGACCTGGAGTAGCGCAAACCGTTACATTAGGAAATCCAATTAGTGGGAGCTCAGCAGTGAACTCACCATCTACTACATAATGAAAATAGTTACCATCAGCAATAGCTTTTTGATACTTTAAAAAAGTATCCATTCCTACAAACAGTTTTAAATCATCAGCATCCATAATATCTTCTGGCATTAACTCAGCCATACCTGTTAGAATACCAATAACATTAGACGCTGTAATTCCTGTAGCTTGTGCTATTGAAGTTGGGTTGCCATTAACAGCAGTAGCTGCTGCAATAATTTTGTTTAATCCATCATACTTAGATAAGTTAGCAGTACCTGAAGTAGTATCTCCTTGCCAATCAGCAACCTCAATCGCTTTTTGTAACTTAGCTACTTTTTCAGCAAAATACAACTCTTCAAAAGGTACTTCTTCCTTTTCACCAGTTAAACCTTGTTTTAACATTGTAGCTGTATATTTAGCAGCTAAATCTGTCATACATAAATCTTCGTGAATTGCTACAGCACCTGGGGTAATAGTTCTTTGAGATAAAGTAGTAGTGCCACTTGCACTTCTAGAACAACCATCAGCCTGAAAAACAACATCACTTGAAAGGATATTAATTGTAGTTGGCCCTTTCACACCATCTTG